GACTACTGCAAATGTGTTGACCATTCCAAGTGCAAAGGCAATCACAAAGGCATCTTTCCCAATGTTATCGGATGCACAGATAAGCGAGATATTCGATAACCTATCCAATGTCGCTATTGATCCCACACAAGTAGTCCAAAAAAAAAAAGTTAAGTGCGAACACACGCACGTTCTTGAAGCAGATGAGAGCTATGCACCAACAGACGAGATGGCAGCAGAAGCAGAACTTGGATTAAAGTGGAGAGACGAATATGGTAGAGGTGGAACGGAAGTAGGTGTTGCAAGAGCGAGAGATATAAGCAATAAACGCAATTTGTCTTTTGATACAGTGCAAAGGATGAACTCTTATTTTTCAAGGCACGAAGTAGACAAAGAAGCTACCGGATGGAATCAAGGAGAAGATGGATTTCCAACAGCAGGTCGCATTGCTTGGCAGTTATGGGGAGGTGATGCAGGAAGAGATTGGGCAAAGAGAATAGTGGAGCGTGTGAATGTTAAGCAGTCAGCGCACGAATTAGATGCTATCGCAGAAGAACTTATCCAACTCGGTGAAGATGCAAATGAGGATTGGATTTTAATTGATGAATATGATGTGGATTACGAAGAAGATGATGCAGAAAATGAAGCGTTATCACACATCTTTGATGCAGTCGAAATTCATCAAGTAAGTACAGGAACTGCCAAACCAAATGCGACAAGTGAGCAGGATGCTACAATAGATGGAAAGAAGTATTACACACGCTATCGTTATAGTGGTGAGATAACATCTGTGAGTAGACCATTTTGTACTAAAATGCTACAAGCTGACAAGTTATATCGAAAAGAAGATATACTTGCAATGACTAATAAGGCAGTTAATCCAGGATGGGGACCCAATGGGGCTGATACATATTCGGCTTGGTTGTACAAAGGCGGTGGCAACTGTGGCCATTGGTGGAGCAAGCAGTTGTACATTAGTGCAAAAGGATTTGGTCTTGATTTGAATAACCCAAATGTCCGTACACAGGCTTGGTCAAAAGCTGAAAAGGCAGGGTACAAAGTACGTAATAACTACTTAGTAGAAAGAAAGCCAAAGGATATGCCTTACAATGGATTTCTACCAACAAATCCACGTTTTGGAAACAAATAAAAATTAAAGAAATGCCAATACCACAAGAAATATTACTCATCAATGAGGACTACATCAAGAAGTTTACTCCTTTAACGGATGCAGTTGATCCCAATTTAATTAGACCTGCCATCTATCTTGCGCAGGATAAGTATTTGACCAACTTTTTGGGAACGAATTTGACGGTTAAATTGAAGGATGATGTAGCGAATTCTACTTTATCAGGTGACTATGAAACGCTACTTAATGAGTATGTGTTAAAGGTGGTGTTGTGGTGGACAATGGTGGAGTTATATCCATCTCTTTTGTACAAGCACGATAACGGAAATTTGGTGAGTAGACAAAGTGAAGACACTACACCTGTGACAAAGTTAGAAATGGAGTCACTTAAAGAAGCTGCAAGACAAAACGCAAGATGGTACACCAAAAGAATGGTAGACTATTTGTGCTATAATAGCGAACTATTCCCCGAGTACACCAACAATACAGATAACAACATTTTCCCTGATCGTAACCCATACGGAAAGAGTAACTTTTTAATTTCTAATTCATATAAAGAATGGCGCAACAAGTGGTCAATAAAAGACTTTCTGCCCCCATCGTATTAAAGCGAAAGGAGTACGAAAAACTATTGAAGCAGTATCTTAAAAAACAAGAAAAGAGATGAAAGTAAAGTTGTGGTTGTTGGGTATTGCAACAGTGTTTTTGCCAATCAAAGAACTGATGATTACCATTGGTTTTTTGGTGGCTATGGATATGGTAGTGGGTATTTGGAAAGCTATCAAATTAGGTCAGCGAATTAGGTCAAGACGGATGAGTGATACAATAACAAAATTGATGTTGTATCAAATCGCAATCGTAAGCGGATTCTTAATTGAGACCTATATAATCACCGAACTTATCCCCATTACTAAGTTGATAGCAACTGTGGTAGCAATCATTGAATTTAAGTCAATCATTGAAAGTATTGAGTCAGTGACCGGAAAGGATTTGTGGTCAAAGATTAAAGCAATCATAGGTAGAAAGAGCGAAGATTTAACCGATGCAATGACCGATGGACAAGGTAAGTAAATACGTGAGTTACTTTGAGGTAACGCATAGCAATCAAGCGAAAGCGTTAAGGATTAGCAACATTCCAAATGCTGAACAATTGGGAAATCTTAAACTGGTTTGCACCAACATCTTTGATAAAGTACGTGAGCATTTTGGTGTACCTATTGGAATCTCATCAGGCTTCCGCAGCCACGAACTTAATACACGAATTGGTGGTTCAAAAAGTTCACAGCATATGGAAGGGAAAGCGTTGGATATAGATGGAGATATTCATGGTGGCATAAATAACAAAGAGATATTTGATTGGATAAGAAAGAATTGTATATTTGACCAACTGATATGGGAATTCGGAAGTGAGAATGCACCATCTTGGGTTCACGTAAGTTACAATAGTCAAGGGAATAGAGGTCAAGTATTACGTGCGGTCAAGAGTGGTGGTAGAACAGTATACCAACCATTCTAAAATATATGCCAGAAAGTCAAAAAACAAAGTTAGCACGTGAAGTGCGTGAGCGTTTTCCTGATACACCAACTTTAACGTTGGCTAAGAAATTAAGCAAAGAACATTTTGAGACCTTTCTTGGAGTTGAAGATGCGAGAGATTCACTTCGTTATATTGAAGGAAAAAAAGGTGTGAGAAATCGTAAAAAAATAACAGATAAATCTTTGGTTAAAACTGAGGATAGACCACGCAATCCATTTAAGTTACCAAAATCATATGCGAAAGGTCGCAAACACATTGACATAAAAGGCAAAAAGATTTTAATACTATCCGATATTCATATTCCTTACCACGATATTGATGCACTTTCAACAGCCATCCAGTGTGGCATTGACGAAGGAGTAGATACGGTGGTGCTGAATGGTGATGCATTGGACTGCCATATGATTAGCGACTTTGTAAAAGATCCAAAGAAGCGAAAATTCAAAGATGAGTTGTATGCGATGAGGACTTTTATTTATGAGTTGCGTCAAACATTCCCCAACGCTGAAATAATCTATAAAGAAGGCAACCACGAGGAAAGATATTGGCGTTATATGCGTGTTAAAGCACCAGAACTTTTTGATATAGATGCCTTTGATTTTGCATCACTTTGTCATCTTGATAAGTATAACGTACAATGGATTGAAGGCAAGAATAAATTGAACGTAGGCGGTCTATCCATCTTTCACGGCCACGAATTTGGAAAGCAATTTATCCCATCTGTAAACGTGGCGAGAGGGTTGTTTTTGAAAACAAAAGCAAATGCAATGTGTGGACATCATCATCAAACTGCTGAGCATACCGAAAGAGATGTTAACGGAAAAGTTATCACGTGCTGGGGGGTGGGGTGTCTATCCGAGTTGTCACCTGATTACAATCCTTACTCAAAGTACAATCACGGATTTGCAATAATAACCAAAGGCAATGGAAAAGAATTTCACGTTAAAAATTATCGTATTAATCAAGGCAATATCTATTAGCATTGGTATTGCAATTGGTGTACTGATATGTGAAAAGAACTATCAACCAATCACAAAATCGGTTTACCACAATGATACAATTGTTGTGTTAAAGGCGAGAATTGACACGCTGAAATTAGAACGCATTAAATTAAAGACCATATATGAAAAGGACATTGATACTATCTATCTTATGGATAGCACTGCCATTGATAGCGCATACGCAAAGGCTATCCAAAAACTCATTGAGATGGAACAATCTGGATTCTTTACGCACTGAGCGCAGGTTAGTTGTACTGGGTGTGCGGTCACTTGACTACTATATTGTAGTCAACTCAAATTTAAGTAAGGAGATTCAGTCACTAACTAAAATGAATGCACTTAATGAGTCATATATCGGACAATTACAGCGTGAATTGAGGGATATAAGACACATTAACGAGGGATTAACTGAGGAATTAAATGAGGGATTAAGGGCAAAAAAAAAGTGGCGCAATGCCACTCTTTTGATTATTGGTGCTAATGTCATTTTTTTGACATCATTCTTTTTAAGTAGATAGCAAAATCAAGAGCCTC